AGGGCTGAATCTCTCCCCGCGAATCAAAAAACCCCGGAGGTGGTCACTGTGAGCCGGCCAAACCTCCGTACCGTCAAGCCTGGCGAGGCTCCCGCGCCGAAGACGCCCAAGTCAATCAGCGACGCGGTCGAGACAGGTTCCAGCCGCGACGTCCTGGCATCCATGCGCAAGGCGCTTGCCCGCAAGCTCGATGACGGCGACGTCTCATCCAACGCGATCGCGTCTGCATACAAAGAATTGCGCGAGCTCGACCGCTTGATTCGGCAGATCGACACCGAGCGCGCCGAGGAGGAGGCGAGGCAGGGTGCCGACAACAGCCGCAGCCGCCGATCCTTCGACGCGACGGCTCTCTGAGGTTGCTCGGCACGTCGTAGTCCCGACTGGGATTGTCGACACGCTCTGGTTCGAGGTAGAGGAACAGTGCGCCGAGTGGGGCGACGAGTTCGACGCCTGGCAAGACGGCCTTGGGCAGTTGGTGCTCGGCCTGCGTGCTGACGGACTGTTTGCGGCGTCCATCGGCGGCGTGACGCTGTCAATCCCTCGGCAGGTCGCTAAGACCTTCATTGTCGGGCGCATCGTCTTTGCCATCTGCGCTCGGTACCCGAACACGACCGTCCTTTGGACCGCCCACCGGACGCGGATGGCAACGCAGACCTTCGAGAAGCTCAAGGCGTTCGCTAAGCGCCCGGCTGTTCGGACCCACCTGGCGAAGACGCGCAACGATGGGATGCGCGACTCGCATGGCGAGCAGGAAATTCGCTTCGGCAACGACTCCGTCATCATGTTCGGCGCCCGCGAGCAGGGCTTCGGCCGCGGCTTCGACGAGGTCGACGTCGAGGTCTTCGACGAGGCCCAGATCCTCACCGAAAAGGCGCTCGAGGACATGATCGCGGCCACGAACCAGTCACGCTTTCCGCATGGCGCGCTCCTGTTTTACATGGGCACGCCTCCTCGGCCCACCGATCCCGGCGAGGAGTTCACGAACCGCCGCCGTAAGGCGCTTTCAGCCAAGCCGGATGACGTGGTCTACGCCGAGCACGGCGACGCCATGTATGTCGAATGCTCGGCCGATCCCAGCGTGGGAAAGCCGGACGGCCCCTCGCTCGACGACCCCGAGCAGGTGTCGATAGCCAACCCGTCATACCCGCACCGAACGCCGCCCGTCTCGGTTGCGCGACTGCGGGAAAACCTCACGTCTGACGACTCGTGGCGCCGCGAAGGGCTCGGGGTCTGGGACGAGTTCGACGGACACGTCAGCGCCATCCCGCTCGACCAGTGGGCCGCGCTAGCGATCCCCGACGAGGAAGTCCCACAGGGCGCCCCCGACCGGTACGCGCTGACGATGTCTCCCGAGCGGGTCGCGTCCATCGCGGTCGCACTCAAGGGCGAGGCCGCCGACTATGTCGACCTAGCCCAACTCGAGCGGGTGGATGACTCGCGCAAGCTGGTCGACTGGCTAGTAGCACGCTGCGGCCGGCGAACCCCGGTGATGATCGACTCGCGTGACCCCGCGGCGTCGTTCGTCAACGAACTCCGTACCCGCGGCGTCAAAGTGAACGTGACCTCGGCCTCGGATGCTGGACGGGCCTGCGGTGGCCTGCTTGATGCCGTGAACGAGGGCCGCGTGTGGCATTGCGACCAGCCCACCATTGCCTCCGCGCTGCGCGTTGCGGCGAAGCGGGACATCGGCAAGGGCGGGCTATGGGAATGGGACCTCGACGACCTGACGCCCGAGGTTGCTGCCCTGCGCGCCCTGACCCTCGCTCATTACGGCCTGTCGTTCACGCGGCACCGATCCGCTAACAAGACGTCTGGCCGAAGGGTGGTGACCGCGTGAACGGAACCATCGCGGTCCCGGCTCTCGAGCACTTCGAGCAGAACGCGCTCGACGAGCTGGTGGTGCAGTGGCGCTCCAAGCGGCGCCGGAACGCGCTGCGGGCGGGCATGTACGACATGAAGAACGCCACCCAGCGGCTCATGTCCTCGGCTGCTCCCGAGGTGGTCAAGCGCCGCAAGTTCGTACTGGGCTGGTCGGCCATCGCGGTCGACAAGCTGAACCGCCGCTGCAACCTCGATGGCTTCTATGACCGGAACGGCGTCAACCTCGACTCGCTCGGCTTGTCGGAGATGGCCCGCGCGAACCGGCTCACGGCGGAGATCTCGCAGGCCGGCACCTCTTCGCTGATTCACGCCGTCTCGTGGCTCATCACGACGCAGGGCGACACGCAGGCCGGCGAGCCCGAAGCGCTCATCACGGCCCGCGACGCGCTCACCGGCACCGGCACATGGGACACGCGCCGCAGGGCGATGCGGTCGTTCGTGTCGCTGACGGACTTCGACGACCAGGGCGAACCGGTCGGGATGACGATGTACCTGCCGAACCTGAACGTCTTCATGGCGAAGGTCGGCGGGAAGTGGATCGTCGAGCGCCGTGAGCACGTCTACGGCGTCCCGGTGGACCCGATGCGCTATAAGCCGCGCCTGGGTCGCCCGTTCGGCTCCTCGCGCATCACTCGCGCGGTCATGTCGATCCACGAGCAGGCGCTGGCCGCGATGATCCGGGCCGACGTGAATGGCGAGGCGTACTCGCTGCCGCGCTATGTGCTCCTCGGCGCGACCGAGTCCGCTTTCCAGAACGCGGATGGCTCCCCGAAGTCGACGTGGCAGGCCGCCTGGGACGCAGTCTGGGCGATCGGTGACGACGACGAGGCGCCCGACAATCTGGCGCGCGCCGACGTGAAGCAGTTCACCGGCCAGTCCCCGGAGCCGCAGAACGCTCACCTGCGGATGTTGGCGCAGATGTTCTCCGGCGAGACGGGCGTTCCGATTGGCGAGCTCGGCATCATCGGCGACTCGAACCCGACCAGCTATGAGGCCATGTCGGCGTCACGGGACGACATCATCTCTGAGGCCGAGCAGACCACGGACGGATGGTCCCCTGACCTGTCGTCGGCGGTCACGCGGGCGCTGCGGATGCAGAACGGCGGCAACCTGCCGGCCAATCTCGAGGTGCTGCCGCGATTCCGTAACCCGATGCACGTCTCGCGCGCCGCTGCTGCGGACGCCGGGTCCAAGATCATCGACAAGATGCCCTGGTTGGCCGATACCGAGGTCGGCATGGAGATCGTCGGTCTCTCGCCGGACCAGATCCGCCGCGCGACCGCCGAGAAGCGACGGGCGCAAGGCCGGGGCGTACTCCAGACGCTCCATGAGGCCGCCCAGCGCGTCGCCAACGGCCCAACGGGCCCGGTAGCCAGTGACAACGCCAGCGGCGCTTAGGACGGCCGTCACGGACCTGGCGATCTTGGCGAACAATGACCTCGCCGCACTATGGGCGCAGGTCAAGACCGCCGACGAGGCCCGGGCTGGCCTGCTCGACGTCCTGCCGGCGCTCGTCTACACCTACGGCCTCGCCGCGGCGACACTGTCGGCCGATTGGTACGACGAAGCGCGGGACCTGATCGGCGCGAAGGGCCGATTTACTGCCATCCCCGCCGACCTGGGCGACCAGGGCGCGGAGCCGCTCGCGCGGTGGAGCATCGGCCCCCTGTTCGACGCCGAGCCGGACTGGGAGCGCGCTAAGACGCAGGTCCAGGGCGGCTTGCAACTCCGGATCGCCAACGCCAGCCGCTACACAGTGGCCGAGTCGGCAGTCGCGGACCCGGCGGCCGAAGGCTGGCAGCGTCAGGGCTCCGGGTCCTGTGCGTTCTGCGCCATGCTCATCGGCCGCGGCGCTGTCTACACGGAGGCGGGCGCCGACTTTGGGGCGCACGACCACTGCAACTGCTCTGCCGTCCCTGCATGGGGTGGCGAGCCGAGGCCCGTGAAGCCATACGTGCCGAGCAGGCGCAAGGCGACCGACGCCGACCGCGCCCGCGTCCGCACTTGGATCGCGGACCACTGATCTCCCCCGGAACTCGGGGTTACGCCCACGCGAAGCGGTCAATTCGCGGTCGATGGAGGAACAGATGTCCGAGGCAACCCCCGAGGGCGGCAACAACAGCGGAGAGACGCCCGCCGCTGACGAGTTCAAGGCCATCGCGTCCCAGGACGAGCTGAACAAGGTCATCAACGACCGGCTGCAGCGCGAGCGCGCCAAGTACGCCGACTACAAAGACCTCAAGGCCAAGGCCGAGCAGTTCGACGCGATCGAGAAGGCGAGCCAGACCGACGCCGAGAGGGCTGCGGCGCGGATTCAGGAGCTCGAGGCCGAACTCGGCACCACCCGCCGCGACTCGCTGCGACTCAAGATCGCTACCGAGCACGGCATCACCGACGCCGACGACATCGACCTGTTCCTCACCGGCACGGACGAGGAGACCTTGACTAAGCAGGCCAAGCGTCTCGCCGACCGCGAAGCCGACCGCAAGAAGCAAGGCAACCATGTGCCCCGCGAGGGCAACAACCCCGGCGGCGGCAAGACCAGTGACCTGCGCCAGTTCGCGCAGAACCTGTTCTCGGCCGACGCCTAACGCCCAAGGAGGGCATGAACCATGGCTACTCTGACCACCTCGGGGCTCAATCTCCCCGACGAGATCCTCGACCCGTGGCTGGGCAAGGTCCAGTACGGCTCGACCGTCGCCGCGCTCAGCAACTCGATCCCGATGAAGTTCGGGCAGGGTCACTCGATGACCTTCGACATCGGCGAGGCCGAGTACGTCGGTGAGGGCGCGAACAAGGGCGGCTCGACCATCACGCCGACCACCGTCACCACCAAGCCGTTCAAGTTCCACAAGACCGTCCGCTGGACGGAAGAGGTCAAGTGGGCCGACGAGGACGACAAGATCGACGTGGTGCGTCAGGTCCTCGACCTGATCCAGCCCTCGCTCTCGCGCGCGCTCGACATCGGCGTCATCCACGGCATCAACCCGACCGGCGGCGCCGCGGTCGCGGCCATGACAGCGTACCTCGACCAGGCCACCTCGCAGGTGGAGCGGGTCAGCTCGGACAAGCCCTACGCCAACCTCGACGCGGCCGACGCGCTGGTGCTGGCGAACAGCTACATCCCGTCCGACGTGGCCCTCTCGCCGCTCCTCGCCGGCAAGTTCTCGGCCCTGCGTGGCGCGACCAGTGAGCAGAAGCTCTACCCGAACTTCAACCTCACGACCGCCGTCTCCGAGCTCGACGGTCACCGCGCCTCGGTCTCCCGCACCGTCAACGCGGGCGGGATCTCCGGCGCCCCCGCTGCGGCGACGCAGACCCTCGGCGTGGTCGGCGACTTCTCCGCGATCCGGTGGGGCGTCCAGCGCGCCCTCGGCCTCGAGATGATCGAGTACGGCGACCCGGACGGCGGCGGCGACCTCAAGCGGAACAACCAGGTCGCCTTCCGCGCGGAGGTCGTCTACGGCTGGGGCATCGCCGACCTGAACGCCTTCGCGCTCGTGGTCGACAAGGTGGCCGGCTGATGGCTGACGCCAAGACCGTTCGACTCCGTGACGCGAACAGCGGCGTCACGGTGCAGGTCAGCGAGGAGACCGCCGCGAACCTGTACGGGTTCGAGTCGGCCGACTCGAAGGCGCCCGCCAAGAGGGCGGCGTCCAGCAAGACCGAGAAGTGATGGGGAGGGGGTGACCCGTGGTTGCCATCATCAACGTGACCGACCTGCCGACTGCGATCCAGTCGGCAGAGATGGTCGCCGTCATGGTGGCCGGCGCGAACGCTCGCGCTACACGGGTCGCCCCCTGCCTCGCTTCGACCGACCCCGCGCCGTCAGATGACCTGCTCGCTGAGGCGAAGCTGGTCCTGATCGGCGCCGTGAAGCGGTGGGTCGAGGCCGGGGCTGGCGCCTTGCAGTCTCAGACCGCCGGGCCCTACGGCCTCACCGTCGACACCCGCCAGCGGACCGGCTACAACCTCTGGCCATCCGAGATCGAGCAGTTGCAGGAACTCTGCCGCGACGCCACCACGGCATCGTCGGGCGCGTTCTCCATCACGCCTTCCGGAGCTACGCCAAACCACATGCCTTGGTGTGCGCTCCTGCTGGGTGCGAACTACTGCTCTTGCGGTGCGGACCTGACGTCAGGTGCGTACCCGCTGTACGAGGGCGGCGCGCTGAGCGAGGACTACTACTGATGTTCCCGTTCGGTGAGCCCGTCACCATCCTCGACGGGGCGGCCACGGGACAGGATGACGACGGCAACGACGTCGCAGCCTGGCCCGTCAAGGCCACCTATGAGAAGTGCGGCGTGGCGCCGTCCGATGGGAACGGCACAGGCGGCAATGAGCAGACCGACGCCCGCGACACGGTCGTCATTGGCCTGACCGTCTTCCTGCCCGATGGCGCCGACGTGTCCCCGGCCGACCGGGCGATCGTGCGCGGCCAGACGTGGGAAGTCGTCGGCGAGCCGCAGGCATGGCAGAACCCGTTCACGGGCTGGCGCCCCGGCGTCCCAGTGGCGCTGCGGCGGGTGAAGGGATGACGTACCAGCCGAACCACCGCGGCCTCGGCGAACTACTGGTGTCGCCGGACATGGAGTCCGCGATGCGCCAGCTCGCCGGCAGGGTCATGGCTCGCGCAGTGGCTACCGCCCCCGACGCCGCGCCCTATGGGACCGGCTACGTGGACAGCTTCGAGCTCGACTCGGGAGTCCGCCCAGGTGCAACTCCCCGCGCGTTCGGACGGGTCAGGAACACGTCAGATCACGCGCTGTTCGTCGAGTTCGGCGCCCGCAACACCCCGCGACACCGGACGCTCGGCAAGGCGCTCGACGCCGTCAACGAGTAGCCCACGGCCTCCGCCCGAAGTCGTCGGTCACCGGCCGAACGAGTCCGTAGAGCGCAACGAGGCCGAACACTGGCCCCAAGAGCGCCGTGCAGATCATCCCGGCCCGCACTGAGCCTCGGAAGTGGCCCAGGATCGCCCCGGCGACTAGGCCCAGGCACCACGCAATCACATACCCCGTCATGGCTCACACCGTAAGCGAAGGGGGCGCCCGTGTCCTCGGTTCCCGCAGAGACGGTGTTCATCGCCTGGCTCCGGACCGCGTTTCCTGACGCCCGCGTGGTGACCGAGGCGCCCGCGAACCTTGAGGACGTGCTGCCGTGCATCGCGGTCAGCCGGTTCGGCGGCACCGACGAGGCGTTCGCCTCATTCGACAACCCCTCGATGGACTTCGACTGCTACGCGCCGACCCGCGCCGAGGCCCGAAGCCTCGCCTACGCGGTGCGCGACAGCATCCGCAACGACCTGCCCGGCCAGACGGTCGCGGGCGCGTTCGTGTCCCGGACCCGCTCCGTGGCCGCTCCCGTCTTCACCCCCTACGACAACACGACCCTTCGCCGGTTCACATACTCGGCGACGGCCCGACTTCACACCTTGGAGGCGTGATGGCAGACAGCAAGCCCACGAAGCTCTACCACCCAGCATTCGCGGACGTGGTCGAGGAGGTCCCCGCCGACCGGGTCGACCAGTGGACCGACGCGGGCTGGCGCAAGACGCCGCTGAAGGCCGCCGATAAGTAACCCCCGCACTCCTCTCCGGCAACGGTGAGGCCGCACCACCCCACCATCCGGGCCTGCGCAGAGATTCCGGAAGGAAAGCACGATGACCAACACCGTTGCCAATGTCATGCAGGGCGCCCCGGCCACCACGGGCGGGGTTCTCATCGACCTCGTCGGTACCGCGGCTCTCCCGACCTCCGCGTCCGGGACAACCACTGGCTTCACCGCTCTCGGCTACGTAGGCGAGGACGGCCTGACCGAGACCATCGACCGCACCACCGACAAGATCAAGGCGTGGGGCGGCGACGTCGTCAAGGTCACGCAGTCCGAGTTCTCCGTCACCTACGGTTTCACGCTGTACGAGACCCAGAACGCTGACGTGCTGAAGACCGTGTTCGGCGCTAGCAACGTCACCACGACCGCGGCCACGGCTTCCACCGGCACCCTCCAGGCGGTCAAGGTCAACAGCCAGGTCCGCTCCAAGAAGCCGATGATCTTCGACATGGTCGACGGCAACGCGAAGATCCGCATCGTCGCCCCCCTCGGCCAGATCAGCCTCTCCGGTGACCTGACCTACACCGACGCGGGCGTGGTCGGCTACCCCTGCACCGTCGAGGCGTTCGCGGACGCCAGCGGCAACCAGGCCTACCACTACCTCGACAACGGCATCTTCGCCTAACCCAACTCCTCCGGCGGCGTACCTACCGCGCAGGCCCGCGCCGCCGGAGGGCTACACCTATAGGGCCCGCGCAGACGAAGGGCAAGCGCGATGACTTTCGAGGTTCCGGAGGCGAACGCCTCCAAGGAGCAGGACAAGTTCCAGTTCAAGGTCCCCGGCCAGTCGGGGACGTTCGCCGTCAAGCGGCTGAAGTTCCTCTCGGTCGCTCAGGCCGAGCAGATCGAGTCGGACGGCGAGGCTCTGTTCGAGTTCTTCGGCAAGAAGGGCACGAAGCAGGGCGACGCGCTGCGGTCGCTGAACCGCGGCCAGTACCAGGCGCTGATCCGGGCGTGGCAGCAGGACTCGGACGTCGACCTGGGGGAATCCGCGGCCTCCTCGGCTTCCTAGCCGAACACCGGGAGGCCGTCGAGTACGACCTGATCGCGTTGGGCCTACGGCTCGACTGGCTCGGCTCCGGGCGGCTGTCGTGGCGTGACCTGCTGGTGGTCATCCGGCAGGCGCCGCGTAACTCGGCCGTCAACCGGGCGCAGGACCCGGACCACGCCTGGGGGCTACCAGAGCAGTTGCTGGCGGCGCTGTTCGACGCCACCCGCGTCGGCATCTGGCAGCGCGGCTCGGGCAAGCGGTCCGACTACCCGGAGCCGCTCGAGCGGCCGGGCGTGAAGCCACCGCGGAAGAAGTACGGCGGCACTCCGCTGCCGATGCACGAGATGGCGAAGCGACTGGGCTGGGATACGGAAGGCGGGGCCGCATGAGCGAGATCAACGCGGGGTCAGTCTCCG